CTATGCTGAAGGATCGTCTATATCAAACGCTTCTTTTTCTTTGATAGTAAATCCTGGTTTTGGTGGTCTTCTGTACGATGGGTTTTCACTGAACTCTCCTGTAAAAGCTGGTTTTGGAGCTTTTGCAGCTTCATCAGCCGCTGAATCAAATGTATTTATATCAATAACTTCTACACCAAAACCTTCTGGTGTTTTTCTAATTCTTTTAAACTGTGCGTCTTCAATGTCATAGTATACTTTACCTACGTTCTTTTTATTTTTAAAAGTTTTAGAATCAATGTCTCCATGTCTGTCACCACCAACTAAACCTGCAAAGTTTTTACCAAAAGCTTCTTTAGCTCTTGATTGTAATCCACTCTTTTCATAACTGTTTCTATTCTGAGCCAGTGTTAAATTACCTTCGTATAGGTCTAAGAATGTTGGAAGTAAATTAACAGAGTCTTCAGCTTTCATCATAGCAATATCTTTTTTCAATTGTCTTTCAGCCATGCTTTCACCTAATTGAATACCAGCTAATTTTCTAGCTTCTTCTCTTTCGTCAGCAGCTTTTCTATTAGCTATAATATTTGCAGCAGGTCTTTCAGCTGCGGCAACTATATTTCTCATTGTGCCACCAGGTAAATTACTGGAAGCAAGAGCTGGTCCATACGTTAATAAAAAATCAGTAAGAGGATCTCCTCTTTTAACTGGACCCATTCTTTCAGTGATGATAGCATCTGCTTCATCGTAAACGTTTCCCTTCTCTGCATAATTTTGTCTAGGTGCAATGGTCTCCATGATACCTGTCATGGCCTCACCACCTTTTCTAAACATTGGTCTTCTAAAAGTTTTCATTAACTAAACGCTCTATATATTCCTGCTAATGTAGCTCCTGTACTTAAAGCAGTTTGAGCTGCACTTGGAACTACTACTTGCTCTTGTTTAGCTTGACCTGGATAACCAGCTATTAAACTTGTTACACCAGATCCGTACTGTTGAGCTGCAGTTAGTGGTTGATTTAATTGTTGTAATCCTAATTGTTGTGTAGCGGATAATCTAGCTTGTTCGTTTGCTTGTTGTAATCCACCTAATGTTGTTAAAGCTGTAACTTCTTGTCCAGCTAACTGTGGAGCTGCTCTAGCTAAACCTAATTGATTTGTTAATGCGTTTTGTAAAGCTTGTTGAGCACTTTGAAATCCTTGTTGATTTAATTGTGCAAGTAATGCTGCTCGGTTCCTGTCGCTTGCTGATTGATATTCTGCTAATTGTACACCTTCTCTACCTCCACCAAGAACACCTCTTGATACAGCTTGAGCTTGAATGTTAGGAATTCCTTTTGCTGCTTGTACATCAAACTCTGATAACGTTGCATCGATAACGTCTTGTTGATAAGGTGATTTAAAACCTTGAACTAAACTCTGTAATTCAGCACCTGTTTTTGGAGCAAGACCTGCTGCTGTTTGTAAAAAAGGTTGAAAAGATCCAAGACCACTTGCTTTACCAATAGCGTCTTGTGTTAATGCTCCTAACCCTGCTTGAAATTGTGGACCATAGACTTTACTTAAATCAGCTGTTTTAAGACCGCCAACTGCTTTTTGTAGATCATCTAAATATGTTTTACCTGCAGCTTCTATAAAGGGTGCGGCTCGTGTTGTTGATGTTACTGTTTCTGTTGCCATTATACTACCTTACTCTCTAATTTTTTCATGGTGTCATACATAAGTTGAGCACCTTTATCAACGTCTCCACCACCTGCTGCTCTTACAGCATCAGCAGTAAATACGAATTCGTTATTTGAAAGCATCGCAGGGATGTCATCCGCTTTCTCTTTTATACCAACTGGTTGAATAAATCCACCTGTTTCTCTTAAATCTAGCTCTTTTACGCCAGCTTTATTCTGTCTTACTGGTAGGCCCTCGATGCCTGCTGCCATATCTACTTTTTCATCAGTACCCATAGCATAACCTATACGTCCACCTGTAGCTGCCATAGTCTTTTGTTCTCTGACTTTTTTCTTACGCAAGTCTTCTTTGTATTCTTTATATAGTTGCTCCAGATTCATCTTTTGCTCTATACCTTTTCGCTCTCGCATGTACTCTTCAAAAGAAGGCGTTCCATCTGAATAACCTATACGTCCACCCATAGCTCTATATTCTGCTGTGTTCTCTTGTACAAACTGAAATACTTCTTCATCTGTAGCTTGAGGATTTAAATTTTTATAGCCTTTAGTTAAATAACCAGTTAATGATTCTAAATCTACTTCAGCGTTTGGATCGCTAGTATCTAATCCACCTGCTTCTGCTGCGGATAATATACTTGATCCTAACGTTCCTATTGCAAATGAAGCTAGTGTGCCTTTGCCTTTACTGCTAAACACATTAGAAAGAGCACTAGCACCTGGTAAGTTACCTAAACTAAAACCTGACATACCTGCTCTTTGTAATCCAAATAAATTACCACCACCACCATAATATAATGCGGCAGCAGCTAATGCTGTTTTACCTAAATCTGATTTAGCAACTTTTTTAACACCTCGAGCTACACCTTTTACAGCGCCCTTAACAGCTTTACCTACAGATTTAACAATACTACCTAAACCGTATTGTGCTCTGCCTCCTGATGCCATATACTTTTGTGTAAGTCTTTCAGCCTCATCTCTTAATATGTCTAATTCTTCTTCTGTTAAAAGTCTTAAATCTTTACCAAACAGTTCTAAGGCTAATTCATTTATTGAATCTGTCATGTCTGGCCCTGAAGCCATCATTTGATTAGGTGTTAAATCACCCTGTAGTGTTATGTTTGGTGCGCCTGCTGTGAATTCTTTTGCTTGTATAGTTTCTGTTATTGCCATAATTTAGTCTCATTTGTAGTTGAAAGGCAGGCCTACTTATCCTGAAATATCACACTTTATTTGATTTTTTTGCTATCGTCAATACCTTTGAGAGGTCTACTTCCTTGATATAAGTCGTCCCAAAATCTACCACAATAAGAATATTCGCCTACGTGTGTAATATAATCTTTTAAATATACATGTACTTTACCACCCATATCTGTCCATCTTTGACAGAAACCAAAATCTTCTCCAAAATATCGCTTAGTCTTTGGATCATGAAGAGTATCAAAAAGGTTGTACATATTATCTTTTTTCTCAGTATTACCATTAATTATCGTTGGTTGATAGATTTCTAACTCAGGGTACTGTTTGATCATTTTTTCTATTACTTCTCTTTTGATTAACATAGATCCAGTAGGAGCATGAGTTACTTCAGCTACTCCATCTTCTACTTGTATTCTAGATGGATCTTCTACTTTTATAGGAAATGTATAACCTGAATTAGCTAAGTCATCATGTGAAGTTATAGCATTTGTCTTTTCATTAAGTCTTCTCCAAGTCTTTTTCCAATCAAATGTTTTCATAGGATAAGGACAACTAATTACATCTTTATCTTTTTCTAACATAGTAAAAATTGTTTTACCTTGAAAATCAATATCTGAATCTATGAATAATAAATGTGTGTAGTGATCTGGGTGATTTAACATTTCAGCTACACACAAGTTTCTACCTTGTGTAACTAAAGAGGATTTCATCAAAGTAAAACTAACTAATATTTTTCTTTGCATACATTCTTGTTGAAACTTTAACACCGCTTGACAGTAATGCATAGATACATCACTATGTACAGGTGTACATACCATTATCTTATGAGGAGAAGTTGAACCAATATTAATTGTTGTTACTTCAGTATCCCCTTCCTTAGATGGCTTATTAAACCAGATGGGTGCATTGTTTGCGCCTTGCGCTTTACTACTTTTTTGCATTTACCGCTCCCTCCAAAAATCTTTTCCAAGATGTGCCTATTTTATTCCAACCATAATATGCTTGAGCATATGCAGATTGACATTCTAAATGATTATGTATTTGTGATTCATGTAAACTTTGAGCGGCTGCTTCTATACCGTATGCAAATTTTTCTGCTAACAATCTATAATTTTTTTCATAAGGTATATACATTGGAAACTCTGCTCCTGTTTCGAACAGAGCGCCGTAATTAGTTGTAATACAATACAACCCTGCAGCCATTGCTTCCAATAGTGATATGCAAAATGTCTCCTCAAAAATACTTGGATAAACATACATTTGATAATTATGTATATGATCTTTAATAAATCCATTTGGTTTATAGCCAATATAATTTACATTATCTAATTGTTCTGCTTGCTTATATAATTCTTTATAGTGATGATCATTATTATCATAAAAATCTTTACCATATACTTCACAAGAAGAATAAACATCTAAACTTATCAAAGGATTTTTTACTAACTGCATAGCGCCTAGCAATACAGATAATCCTCTCCATGGTGTGTTTTGATGAATTATTTTAATTGGTTTACCTTTTTCGTATGGTGCGCTTCTACCTATTTTATCTACACCATTTTTTATAACTACTGATTTATGTGTAGGTATATCAAAATGATTTCTAAATTTTTCATAAGTCCAATGACTATTAAATACATACCAGTCATACTTGTTATGATTAGATTTATCTTTGAACCACGGATATAAATTACCTTGATCGTAAGAATTCTTTTGCCATAAAATATTTACTTTTGTAGGATGTAATGGAATTTTTTCTGGTACAGATGTACATATCTGCACTTCGTTTAATAATTTATTATCAACGTATTTTGTTAAATAGTCGAATTGTAATTCAGTTCCACCTTTAGGGTTTTGATTTATTATCATTGCTGTTCATCGCTTTCTGTATCATGTCTAAACCTTTCGGAGATACCTCTACAGTTACATCTTGTACTATATCGGGTCCTTCTTTCTTTTCTTTAAACACTTCGTTAGTTTTAGTATTACGCCACGTAGTTATTGTAGTGCAATCTATTTTAATTATATTGTCTTTATCCGTTTTCATTCTCTCTATTTATCAAAGCATAATTTATTACACCTTGGATTTTGCTACTTCCTGTAGCTGCTTGTACAGTTATAGCATCACTTGCTTCTAAATTCAAGCCTTGTGGTGTTGCATTTACTTGTGATTTAGCTGCTACATCATCTCTAAAAAATTCAAATTCAGTAAGAGAATCAGAAGCATCTACTAAATTCATGTTTACTAAAATATCTGTTGAGGCATCATTATTTGCAACATAAACACTTTTAACTATAATTGTGCCATCATTAGGACAGGTAAGCACGGTAGCTTTTGATGTATCAGTTTGTTTAAAACCTTGGTTTTTATATTGTATTGTCATGATAAAAAATAATTAAATGCATCCTGTTCGTTTTTTAAATCTTGTTGAAAAGAAAAATTAAGCTGTTGTTGCATAGTAGTTAAAGCTTCAATAATCTGTCTTTGATTTTCAGATTGATATTCTGGTGCAGGTTCAGGTATATATGCTGTTACTTTTGCCATTATACCTGCGCTTTTAATTGAGCAAATTCTTCTGGTGTTACGGTCGAGTCTGTATTAATTGATCTGTAAGTATCGTAATCCATCATTTGTGTCATAGGTTGTTTAAATCTATCTATGTCTGCTTGTGTAATTTCAGCCATTAAATCGTTTCCAGGTAAGTCAACATCAATAGTTTGAATACCTGTGCTAGGTACATTAACTCCCATTGGTGCAACTGTACTTACTTTAGGTTGAGCTAAACTTGATAAATAACTTGTTGAAAATTGTGGCATCTCAGGGTTAAGTTCTATGTCTCTTGCAATAGCTCTACTTGTAGGAGTGCTACCAACTGCAGGCATATCACCAGTGTACCCTAATTTTCCTAAGTTTGATAAAGTCATTTCAGTAATGGGTGCATCTCTATTTAATATATTATCTATTCTATTTTGATTAATTCTATCTAGTCTAGCTTTTTCATACTCTGCTTGTGTTCTAGGAGTTCCATCAGGGTTGTAACCTCTAAGGTCT